ATGACCTTGTTCTTCGAATAAGTTTTCGAACGGGTCTTTGTGAAGGTGTGCAGGGAATTGATATCCTGCTCGACGATGACGGAGTTCTTGTCCTGCGTGAAGAAGAATTCTCCGGCAAGGATCGCGGCCTCTGCCTCTTCGTTCGTCTTCTTGTCCACAACGGTATCAGCGCCGGGAACTACCTTATAGGTATTCGACACGAGTTCGTTCGACGCTGCTGTGATGGCCGCCACATAAGCGGTTGCCTGTGCATGCGTGAGAGTCGTGCCGTCTTCCAGTGCATAAGCGTTGGTAACATTGATGACGCCTTCATAGTCGGCAGCGGAGTAGTCGCACACCACGACCTGGAAGGTCTTTCCGCAGGTATCACGCAGGTATCTCGCCTTAGATACAGCAGAAGCCTTTAAGGTTCCTTCGGTAAACGGGAAAGCGAGAGCACTGATGTCCTCGTCCTCGATTGCATCCAGCATTCCGGTTACATCCGTATTCTGTGGATCGGTGGTTGTGCCGCCGGTAAGAGAGGCGCTGGAAAAAGCTGCCAGAGAAGCTGCTTCATCGGATCCAGTGAACACGATATACTGACTCCCTGCGTCAGCAAGGGTTTTGATCGTGGCCAGGCCGTCGAACTCCTCAACGGTTTCGGTGCCAAGGATAACCGTCACCTTGTAGGTGGAGTCCGTGTTCGCGGTGCAAACAACCTTCAGGTCGTTGCCGCGAGTGCCATTGTAGGCTGCTGTTGCAGTCAGGGTGACTGCCGGATCATCACCAGATGCCTCCGCGAGTGTGATGGTCTTCGACGCTTTCGATCCAGCAGCGAAGTTGTATGCAAGGACGGTTGATGCGCCCTTGAAGGCCTCGTTCAAAAGCACGATATTGACCACCTGATTACCCAGTTCAACATCATGTGCATTGATGTCATCAGCTGTGATCTTGATCAGCGCCTTATCCGGGCCCCAGTTATTTACCAGAGGGATGCAGACGTTTCCTCTCTTGGCGTACTCAACAGAAGGAGCCGTGTTGGAATCTACGTTCACGTAGGTGCCGGGACGCACGCGCCCGATCAGTTTGTCGAATCTTCCAGAATTCATTTCGCTGCCTCCCTTCCCCATGCGGTGATGATGCCCTTCGCTTCGTCAATGGTGTACGGTCCGGTCTTCCCGGAAAAAGCACCATCGAAGGTAGACGAAGTTACGCCGAAGAGCTTTAAGCAGTCCTTGCGAAGAGTCGCAAGGTCGAACTTCGGAATGGCCTTTACAGCAGGAGCCGCTTCGGACCTGTTTTCCTGTTTGCTCATGTTTTACCTCCTTAGATATAGTTTGTATGAAAATACTTTGCTTTCGGAATATCCGGCTCCGGATATTTCCTTTGAACCTTATAGACAAGCGTGATCTGTGCCACACCCTCGTCAATGATCCGAGAATTCGGTGGATCAATCCTAAGCAGCTCACCCGTTGCAGTTCCCTCCTCGTCATAAATCGGGATCCGGAACCGGTTCATGGTTATGCCTGACACGATCGATGTTGCTATGTCCAGAGCTGTTTCTCGGTCTTTCGCAAACACCTTTGCGTAAATCGTATGCTCCATGGCATAATTGTTGAGAGCAGACTTGGAAGAATCAAGATCATCAGGAGGGTAATAAAGGCAAGGTACTCTGAAATCACTCGGGACATTCCCGGTATACAGAGTGGTAAGATTGCCATAAGTCAGACATGCTTTGGCAAGGCATGAGTTGTATTGATCCATCTTTCCCTCCTACGAAAAATAGCTTTTCAGCCAGTTATCAATAAATCGGTTGAGTGCCTGTGGAAATTTCTTCTCCATGATTTTGACAGCATCTTCTATGTAGTGCTTGCCTTCCACCCATCTTTCCTTCAGTACCATGCCTGTGTCAGCCGATGGATCATATCGAAATTTCCCGTCCCCGTTCCATGTCCCTGGGATAAAACGACCGGGCTTTTGACGATGACCGTCATTCACCCAGCCTGCATATTTGACATTCGTTCCGATTTCCAATGAAAGATCGCCTTCATCCAGCTCGTAAACATTGTCTTCCGAGCCTCTATGAAAGCTGTTGAGAAGCAGCCGTGTGTCTACGACTTTGAGCCGTATGATTTCGTCCTCAATGACTTTAAGCATTTCAAAACCGGTTGCGTCCAGAAATCTTAAAAGCTCCTCTATGAACTCCCCATCTGCGAGTTTCCGAAGTTTATCAGTGAATTGGCGTAGCTCAGATATATCAATCTCGACATACTGTGCATTCATAGCGCCTCGGGATAAATCCGTTTGATCCGCACCGCTACATGGTGCCCTCTGATGTTCCTCGGGATCTCCGCCAGATACTTATACCCGGTGACTCCGCTGACGATCTGGTCATTGACCCTCACATCCGTCCCGACAGGAAGTGTCAGCTTCAGTTTTGCATTAAGATCCTGTTGCGGCTCCTGTTGGATTGTTTGCAGTGTTCCTGTTTTCACGCTGAAGTGACACGCCTGATCTTCAATATCAGGCTTCGCCGGGTAGTGCAGGCCTTCATCTTCCCTTGCGGGGAGGCCATAACCACGAGCTTCTGTCACTTTTGTGGCGTGATATATGTCACAGGTATGGTCGAAGAAGTCTTCTATCATAGCTTTCGCATCCGGAAAAAGGTATTCCCGGAAGCCTCCGGCAGCACGTACTGATCCAACAGTGACGCAATATCGAGAGAAACCATATCGCCATAAAGCGAGGATGACGCCCCGTCTCCAAATGAGTAGCTGTAATCGTCAAAGGTTTCGGACTTGAAGCCGCCCTTTGATGCAGTTGTCTCAGCCGTCTTTGAATAGATGACGGCGCTGGAGGCGAAGTACTCGGAGAGGAGAAGGTCTGCTGTCACCACATTGTCCGGAACAGTTTCATACGTACTGAAATCCTGATGGCAGTACTTTATGATGTATGATTCTGCCCTGGAAATGTCGATCTGCAGTTTCTCCGGTGCCCTTTCCTTAACGGCGCTAATCTCGGTATAAGCGATCAGTCTTTGAGGAGTAATCCACGGTCTGCCTATTTCTTTTTCCTTGACTTCGGCGCTGCCGCTGCGCTTTCAGTCGTTTCCTTCGGCGTTTCAACCGGCTCTTCCACCTTCTCGGGTTTCTTTGCCTTTTCAGGCTCTCCGATCAACTTAAAAAACCCGGAGGCAACGGCAGCGTCGGCTTTTGCTTTGCTGTCCGTATACACATCCGGGTTCTTTTTTGTTGCAGTGAAATCTCCGGTATAAGACGCGCCGCGAATCAACACAAGGTGATACATGGCGCACCCCCTTTACTCGGGAACGCTTACGAAGAAGATGAAGATCTCCGCATCCCCAGCAGTGGCAGCGGTGCCGGTCTGGGTGTATTTTGCTTTGATCTTGTCGCCGGTGGCGCCCTTCACGAAGGTAGCCTTGGTGTAGGTGCCAGCGGTGCCTTCGGTAATATCACCGGAACCGAGGATGTTGTCCACATCGTCGTTCGTTCCGATGGTCAGCACGTTGGTGGTGCCTGCATCAAAGGCAGTGCCAACCACAGCAACCGCTCTGGTGATGATGATGTTGTTCGGGAGCTTCTTCAGCTCTACGCCAGTGGCGACTCCGGTCGTGTTAAACTTCACGACCCCGGCAGAAAACATCTGCTCTACGCCACATGTTCCAAAATCGTTTGCATTCGCTCTCATGGCTCTCTCCTTTCTTTACACAAGTCCGGTGATGATGCCGGTTGCATCCAGTTCCTCGATGATCGGGTCGAAATCGAAGTGGATCGCGTAGAATCTCTTGTCCTGCATGATCGCTTTCTCGCCTTCGGTCGTCTTCCGGATCTTCACGCCGTAGGTGTTGACGACAATGAGGTTCTTCGGATCAGTCAGAAGGATCTTGTCGTCAGACAGGGACGGAACTTCGACAGCCGGGATACCAACCGGAGAGGTGTAAACGCTATCCGGCACGTTTCCGCCGTTGGAGATCGCGTTTTTCAGCAGGAACAGCTCCCATTCCTGTTTCCGATGCGGAG